CTGTCCTCCGCCAGTGTTGCTGGGGATACGGCGCTGGTGTATTTCGTTTTTGACACGATCCACAAAGGCCATGGCCATGTGGCTGGGCATGTTGCCCACGTCAATTTTAAACACTCTGCGTTCTGGAGCACGGGCTGTACGATAGATTAAGACAGCATCTTCTAAGAGTTCTTTTTGTTTGAACACACGGAAAATGGTTTCCAGCACACTCATTGAGAACGGCCAGTAGTAATCTAAACCTTCGCTTAGACCCAGGTGTATCACATGCTTGGCATCCAACACAGTTTCATTCATAGCAGCACTAAATCTGCTGCCAGAACCGCCTTGTCCACCTGCGCCAGCATTGGGTGCTGTGTAGTTGTAGGGTGCTGTATAACCACCCGACGGTGGTGTTGATTGATAGTCAGTGGTAGTTTTAACTGCGATTGACAGATTCTGAAAGTTGGGGTTGATGTCACGAATCACATACTGCTCGGGCTGTTTGCCTTCGCTTTCGTTCACAATCACACGGGCAACCTTGGTCATGTCAACCCAGTACATTTCAAATGTTTCTGGATCGCGCACAAAAACTTGATCGCCGTATTTTAAGGTATTGCGGAAGATACGGAAGATGCGTTGATCCAGCTTGTTCAGCTTGACCCACTGTTGCAACTGCTTTTTGATGATGTCAATTTCGTGATCAGTGGGCTTGTCTGTGTACTTGACCTGGAACGGTAAGGCATCGTTGGCTGTGGCTTGAGTACAAAACTCTGCCAGGATATCCAAACATGCATTGATTTCGCTGTCACTATCCATGTTTTCGTATTGGTTGTAACGCTCAATACGGTTGGGGTGACCTGAATACACTTCCGGCAAGCGACTGGCATAGTTGCGATATGCAATTTCTGCGTGTCCGCGAACAGGGCTGCGTCCGTCTTGTCGGCCATAACCAGGCAGTCCGTCAGAATCTTTGCCTGACAGCGGGCTGAGTTCTCCGCCTACGTTGGCTACCTTGAAATATTTTTTCCACCCCTTCTTTTCTGTATCTGCCATTGGATAATCCGTAATTTATTGTCTTGTACTTATCATTATGCAGTACTAGCACTAAGTATCTTGCTTAAATTAGAGTTCTGATCTCTACTTAATATTACCAATTGCTGCAACAAGGACACTGCTTCAGATCCCCCGACACCAGATTCTGCTGTTCCGGGGGCACCTTGTGCTCCGCCACCAAATAACGCTGTGGTAATTGCTGACAACCCAGTGCTGATCACGTTTTGTCCTTGCCCAGCAAGACCTGCGTTTGCGGCGGTATAAGCTGGTGCGACAGCTGGAGCTTGAGGCGTTGCCAGTGCTGTGGCAGTTGGTGCTCCTGGTACTCCTGGTGCTGCACCTGGCATACCTAACATGGCTAAAACATCTTGTTTTTCTCTACCGAATCTACTTACTACTCCTGCACGTTCACCTTCACTGCTTTTACCAAAGTATCGTTGGCCACCGTCGGCACCGCGTTCAGCATAAGATGCTTCAGTTAACTGTTGAGGTGTCATGCCTTTCTTAAAAACTTTGTTTAAAATCGCAGGAGCACCAGCACCGCCATGTTGTATGGCCATACTAAACATCATTTCTTGCAGGCCTTTGTTGCCACCGATCATTTTGGATAAATCTTGATCTTTGATGCCTTTCATGGCCGGTTGGAATATTTTATCTACTGCAAATTCTCTTTCAGATTTTTGTATTTTTCCTTCGCCAGCTAATTTTTTCCATTCTTGTGCAAACTTACCTTCTGTTCCAGCATCTTGCGGACCAGCAGCCATTAACCTGGCATGTGCTTCCGGATCATTTTTTTGCAACAATTTAAGAAAAGCATCCATTGAACCTACTTTAGATGCTATTTGATATTTTCCATAACTGGTGCCGCCTGATCTATCTCGTCCAACAGCCATGCTGCCAGCAGCGCCGCTTTCGTATTTTTGTGATAAACTACCTAAATCTCCGGGTGCACCTGCCATAGCTGGTGCTCCTGGTGCTCTACCACGTCCTGCAGCCCCGGCATAGAATTTACTGGGATCAACTCTTGTGCCGTCTGGTAATTTTATTTCGTGGTGCAGATGTGCACCAGTACTCATGCCTGTGTTGCCTACAGTACCAATTTGTGTGCCGGCCTTGATCACGTCACCGGTCTTGACCATGGTCTTGTCCAGGTGAGCCAAGATGTGTTTGACGCCTGTTATAGTGTCAGTAACCTCAACGTAGTTGCCGTAGCCCTTGGGATCGCTTAGTACTTTGGCCACACCCGATATAGGGGCCATGACCTTGTCGCCAATTTTTCCTGCCAGGTCGACAGCGCCGTGCATTGTTTTACCGTCGTTTCGTATAAACCCACTGGTCTGGTTCATTTTTTCCAGAGGAGCTACCAGTGTTCCAATTTTGGCAGCCAGTTCAGGACTTACATCAGCAGACGGTGGATGCGGATGTGCATGATCATGTTCAGTCAGGGCTGCTTGTACTTGTGCTTGTCCTGACCCACTAGCGGCGCCGCCCGGAACACCACCCACTGCCACCAGCTTCTTTATTTCATCTCTAATTTCTGTCAGAGTCAGCTGTACTTTGTCTGCTCTTGTGTCGTCTGGTCGGCTAAAGGCTGGACCTGCACCTAGAGCTGGTGTTGCAGACAATGGAGCATCAACGGTTGCTTGACCAGATAGTGCAGCATTTTCGGCTTCTTGTCTGCGTTGATCTATAACTGCCTGGCGCTTTGCAGCGGCTTTCTGCGCTGGAGACTGCCCAGACCGGCCGCCTCCGGGAGCTGCTGCACTGCCATTTATATTTACATCTGGGCCGCCAACTTCTTTAGCCACAGTTTTAAGCAGTTTATTCAGCGCACCAGTAAATGTGTTTACAGCACTGGCAGCAGCAGGCATATACGTAAAGCCTAATTTTTGTATTTGAATTGACAATTCTTGCATATTGCGCTGGGCACTAACTGTCTCTTGAGTTAATTTATCTGGAGCAGTCATCTGCTTATCTTGCACAGTTTGCAAGTCTTTACTGCTTTTTGTAACTCCGTTGGCAGCATCTGCCATTTCACTAAATGGTATGCCAATGTCTATACCCAGCTGCGCAAATTGCGCAAACATAGGCATCATTCTCTTCATTGCATCTTTTGAAAAGTTTGTTACATCGCTTATGCTGCCGGTCATTGCTGTATCAACAAGTCCGGACATTTCGCCGCCAAGCGATTGATATCCTGCTATACTTTCTTTACTGGTACCAATAAATCCTGATACACTGTCTCTAAAAGCACGACCCAACGCAGGTGACTGCTTGGCCAAGGCAGCTTGGGCAGCTATTAGCTTTTCGGCTTGTTCCGCTTGCCCATTCATACGCATTTCTTCAATCTTACCGCGGAATCTACTTTCGCTTAAGGCAGCGTCTTGTTGTTTTTTAAGTTCTTCTTTACTGGCGCCCGTGAGCTTGCTTAATTCATCCAATTCTATAGCATACTTTGCTGCCCCGGCTGCCAATACTTCGCTGCTTTTGCCCTGAGCCAGGCCCATGCGAGTCTGACGAGCAATATAACTAGCAGTGGTTTCGCCAATTTCGTCAATGCCGTAACCAAGACGTTGTAATCCTTGACCAAATTGTTTTTGGACCATGCCAGCAGTACGGCTAAACTGGTCTGCACCTGCTCCTACACTTCCGGCAAAATTGGCCAAAGCAGCAGAGTTAGCTGCGATAGTTTTGGTATATGACTTTAGCTGCATTCCGGAGTCTAGGAATTGCTGCTGCAATCCTGACATACCGGTGGCAGTAAGGCCGCCTACTTTGGCTATGTCTTGAAAAGCATCAGTTGCATTTTGCAACTGATTAATCATAAATTTACCAGCTTCAGCTGCTGCTCTTACCACTCCCCCAAGCACAGGGACAGTCGAAAATGCTGCTGCGGCAGCATCAATAATAGGTGTTAGTTGCCTGAATCCGGTTTCGGCTTCGCCAAGTCCCTTGGCTAAACCACCTAGACTTTTTGTAGTATTACCGGCACTTTTTAGCAGCGCACTCGGTAATTCATCGCCGGCCTTTTTTAGATCTTTAGCAAAGTCGTTTACACTAGTTTCTAGGCGTTTGAACTGCCCAGACATGTAGCCGGCGTTTCTGGCCAACGCTATCATTTCTTCGCTGGTCAGTTCAACTCCTCTCTGCAGCTTTTCAAAAACGGCTTGCATTTCTTGTTCGGTCATAATTCTCGGCTATAAGTATAGTGATATTTATGGCGATAAAAAATGACAGAAACTACTAACCCACTCAAGCAGTATTTTCGACAACCGGCAATTTATGCCCGACTACCCAGTCAAGGTAAATTTTGGCCCGAAGGCACAGTCGCAATTCCGCCCAACGGTGAGCTGCCGATCTATCCCATGACAGCCGTGGACGAGATTACCACACGCACACCAGATGCCTTGTTCAACGGCACAGCAGTGATTAGAATTTTTGAAAGCTGTGTGCCCAGTGTCAAAGATGCTTGGTCCATGCCCAGCATTGATGTAGACACCCTGCTGGTAGCTGTGCGCATTGCCACATACGGGCACGACATGGATGTCAACACACGTTGCCCCAACTGTGACGCTCAAAACGAATATCAGATGGATCTTAGAACCATCCTGGAAAATATCAAGACTCCTAATTACGAAACCAGTTTAGATATACAGGGTTTAAAATTTTACTTTAGACCCTTGAGTTATCTTGAAATGAACGAAAACAATCAGCTTCAGTTTGAAGATCAAAAGGCCATGCAGTCAGTGACTGATGCTGACGTAGACGACAAAGAAAAAATGAAACGCCTAGGTGAATCATTTTTGAGAATCACAGCACTCACAATCAAAAGCATTGCACAAAGCATCAGCGCCATACGCACTGCCGATGCTGTGGTCACTGATACCAAACACGTCTTAGAGTTCTTACAGAATTGCGAGCGTTCTGTGTTTAACACAGTGAGAGATCACATTGTTAAACTCAAGCAAGAGTCTGAAACAGCACCATTAAAGATTACTTGTAACGAATGCAGCACTGGATTTGATCAACCATTTACCTTGGACATGTCAAATTTTTTCGCAACCAACTCTTAAACTCTAACTCTGAGCAGATTCCCAAGCTGGTGGAAGCACTGGACAAGGAATGCGAAGGGATTAGAGAAGAAGCTCTAAGACTCAGTTGGTACATGCGAGGCGGTCTCACTTATGATCAAGCAATGGGACTTTCACCTCAAGAGCGCAGGTTAGTAAATGCCTTAATCAAAGATAACTTAGAAACAACCAAAAAATCCGGACTACCTTTCTATTAATATGAATTTTGAACAAGCCAAAAAAGACATCGAACAGTGGATTGTGGAGTTTGTAGAAAAGCCAAACCCCTTGTTGAACGGGTGGGCACCGTGTCCGTATGCTCGTCAGGCCAGGCTCAACAATCGTGTGGAAATTCGCCAGGGCTGTTTCAATCCCATCGACGATTTAAAACACATCACCATGGGCGAGCGTGATGTGATTGCGTATGTGTACGGTCGTGAAAGATGGGATTCTGACGAGTTTAACCAGCTGGTCAAGACAGCCAACCTGGTACATCTTTCTGCACAGGGCCTGTTTGCCTTGGCAGATCACCCGGACGATGTAGAATCTGTCCGGGGTGTGGCTATGAATCAAGGCACTTATGCCATTGTGTTTGTGCAGGACATGGCCAAGCTGGATCACTTTGCCAAGATTTTAGCAGACAAGGGTTTTTATCAAGACTGGCCGGAAGACTACCTACAGGTGTTGTTTGAGGGAAGACAGGATCCCAGATGACTTACCAATATGCCAGAATCAATCTGTTGCAGACCACATACCAGCCCAGTGTGGATTGGCAGTACATCACTAATCCAGATCTTGCTGCGTTAAACGACATCTACAGAACATACTGTATCTACCGCCACTTTGGATCAGTGATGCCGATCTTTGACAGTCAGTATCTGGATCCTGACACAGATGTGATTGGCTATTACGATGCAGAACAGTTAGTAGCGTTCTCGTTAATCAAACGCTATGATACACGCAATGCACTGTGCGCACAATTTGCATGGACATACCATAAACCCAAAATGCGCCTAGGCATCGAAAGTTTAATAACCGAATGTGCTATCTACAGAGAAAGAGGATTTCAGTATCTATATCTAGATCAAGCACACTTATACAAACAGGGCCTCGAAGGCTTTGAACTGTTAGGGCCACACTCTTAAAGGAAAATCATGGCAGACATATACCATATATGGGCAAACAAAGAAGGCGAAATCTCAGACATTGATTGGGTTGCGAATATGCGCAGTTTCCTCCAGCATCTAGTAGATGAAAAGAAAATGGAATCGTTTAGAATCACACGCTGTAAAATGGGATTCAGAAGTATCTCCAGCATGCCTGAATGGCACATCATGATGGAATTTGTCAACATGGCTCAAATGGACACAGCGTTTAAACGTGTTGCTCCATTAGAAGGTGAACTGGAACAGAAACATCAGTCATTCAATCAGTTTGTTTCTGGTGATATTGAACATGCCTTGTTTCGTGATTGGCCTGATGAGTTATAAGATGAACTACGTTCATCTGTTACTTTCGCTTTCGCTCAGTAACATTTTTTCTTAATCAAGTAGTAGAAGAGAGCAGTTGTAAGTATCTCATCTAGAACTACGATCCACACTTAGCCCACACAGGGCTAAGAAAAATCATACCTCATCTGAGTCTGACTTCACCACACTAGCGTTAGAGCGATTACAGAGGCGGTTGTCCGGTACCTCGAGCTCCGTCTTATACAACGGCAGTTCGTACACATACGCAGTCATATGTACAAACCCAGGGTTTTTCTCCCTTCTTTTTGCTTTGTTTTATCTTTTCAAACAATCAAACCGCAGCATTTCGCGATCTTCGTCCTGTAAAGGATAGTGACTGAGTGCTTCTTGCAGCGAGAAGACTTCCATCCCTGCGACTCTCGTCCAGGTTTAGGGCACCCGATGTTAACTGGTGCTAGTCGTTACTGCCGTTCGTTGCCTGTTAAAGTTTGTTTTTTATGTGTGATCCATGTACACGTACTTGAATGTGACCATTGTAGTAGTCATCTGATTCCAGTACTCGCCGTGAAAATTGTTCACGTGCTTCTATGTACGAGCATTCGGACTTTGATTTACAGTAGTATAATATTTCGCGTTTGAAATTGTCTGTGCCCTGCTGATTGACGTCTTCTGTGAGATTGGGGGAGCTGCCGTAGTATTGTTGCCAGTCTGAGTCTATTTTTGATTTAATTTTTTTACGTTTTTTAGTGCCATTCTTTAATTTTACTACTTTATAAGTGGTCTTTGCAAACTTTGCGAGCTTTTTGCCCACATACAT